GAGGGCATATGAAGATAACAAGAATGTTTTTAAGCTAAGGAAGAAGCAGTAATGCCTTTCAAGAGTAAGAAGCAACGAAGGTGGATGCACGCTAACAAGCCAGCAATGGCAAAGGAATGGGAACAGGAATCAACTAAAGGAAAAACCAATGGCAGCAAGAAAACAAGGATACAAGGCAAGACAAGACGAATCACTCGGAGCAAGACGCGGAGCGCGTAAGACGCTGAAGCGTAAAGTTACCAAGGCCGGACGCCGCAAGATGGCATCTGCCCCACGCAAGGCTGCGGGTGGCCGGAAGTATGGAATTAAGTAAATGAGCGAAGAGCTTTATACCGAGGTACTGGACGACATCAAGTCGCGTGTCCAATGGGAGACGCGACAGGGCTTGTGGTATCAGATGCGTAACAACGGTTTGCGTCGTAAACACAAGCCGTGGCCGAATGCTGCTGATACGCACTTCCCTCTCATAGACACAACCATCAATAAGCTGAAACCGGGATTCTTTCAGCAAGCGATGGGTCTTGAGGTGTTGGCCACGTTCGTGCCGATGCGCTCCCAGCTTGCAGGATTTACCTCGGCTGCGGAGCAATGGTTCTCCTATAAGCTGCATGAGAAGAGTAACTACGCACCGGAAGTGATGAGCTGGATTGACCATATGCTTATGGGTGGTCGGGGAGTGATGAAGGTGTTTTGGAACCCGGACAAGAAGCGGGTTGAGTTTCAGGCGGTTGACCCGATGTATGTCATTGTCCCGCCTTGGACGAAAGGCATGGATAGTGCTGACAGGTTCACACACGTTTTGCCTATGAGCCTCGCAGCCTACAAGCGAGCTGGAATTTACAAGGACTCGAAGAAGATTACTGACCAGATTCGGGGTGGGATGTCTGAGGACGAAGGCGTCAGCAATGATCTCCGCAACAAGCGCGAGATACGCGAGGGCTTGACGTTCAGTCCTGACAAGGATCAGGTAATTGTTTGGGAAGTTTATAACCGGAGAGAGAAGGACGGGAAATGGGAGGTTGAAACATTCTCACCCCAAGCCCCGGACATCAAGTTACGGGATACGATGGAGGTTCCCTACGATCATGGCCAACCTCCGTTTGTTTCGTGTGAGTACGAGATCACGGATGGCGGCTGGTACAGCCCCCGTGGCGTGTGCGAAATGCTCGGAGCTTTCGAGGCCAGCTTGAACAAGGTTTGGAATGAGCGGATGGACTGCGGAACGCTCTTCAATCAGCCACTCTTCAGGGCTGAACGGGATTTGCCCAACTCAGTTAACCTGCGGATGAAGCCCGGACAGATTCTGCCCTTTGGTATTGCGCCTGTCACGATGCCTCAGCCGCCCGTGGACTTTGACAAGGAGTTGCAGTTAACACAGTCAGTTGCGGAGAACCGTGTTACGGTTCCTGATTATGGAATCAATCAGGCAGGAGGTTCAAGTGACCGCCGGACGGCCACCGAGATCGAGTCCATAAATGCCCAAGCCCAGCAGAATATGGATTTAAGGTTGCGACTTTTCCGTCAGGCACTGGGGACGTTGTATCGTCAGGCATGGGAGCTTTTGGTTCAGTTTGATGGAGAAGATTTACAGTACCGATTCCTTGAGGACAGCCTGAATGTTGATCCGGTTGCGTTGCATGACGAGTACCAGATTGAGCCTCGCGGCGGCATGGACATGATTAGCAAGGCGATGTTGCTGAACAAGGCGGTGCAACGGAAGCAGTTGTTTATGAACAGCCCTTGGATTAATCAGGTTGAACTGGACAAGAGCATTCTGGAACTGGAAGACCCGTCATTGATACCGCGACTTATCCAAGACCCGAATGAGAAGGAAGGCAACGAGGTTTCTGATGAGAAGAAGATCATTCCTGCGCTGTTGATTGGCGAGATGATTCCGTTACAGGGTGGTCAGGATTATCGGGTAAGGATCGGGGTGCTGATGCAGTTCCTTGAGAAGTCCAGACAGAGCGGTATGCAGGTTAGCCCACAGGGGCAGCAAGCAATTAGCTCCAGACTGGGCGAACTCCTAAATGCCTACGAGGAACTGGACACGAACAGCGCGAGAGCGTTGCGGAAGGATGTCGAGGAGTATCTTGTGCAGCTTGGTTTCATGCCGAACAAGGAGGAACAGGGTCAGATGGAGGTTCAAGCAATGACCGGACAGGTTCCCGAACCGGAAGCTCAAGCCATTGAGGAGACTGAAGCGGTTGCAATGCAGGGAGACTACTGATGCCTGATGATGAGGAAAAGAGATTGAGGGCGTTAGCGAAGGAAGCAGACAAGGGCGACTCGTATTACGAGAAGCGGATGCAGAAGAAGGCGAAACAATCCAAGATGGCCCAGTTCCAAGCACCTCCCGCTGGGGAGGTGACATCGAAGTCAGTTTCAGAAGCACTAAAGCGGCGTAACTTTACTGAGGCCCCCTCCGTAGATATGGCCAAGGAGCGGGCCGAGGTTGATGCAGTTGCCGCACAAGCGGAAACACATCCTGTAAATAAAAGGAGAGAGCGAGAACGCTGGCAAGCGCTCACTACCAAGGAGAAGTGGCAAAAGGTAATGGATGAGTCAGTGCTTGCAAACGTAGGCGTTTTGGGGGATGAGCCGAGCGTCCTATATGACCACGATTATACCGCTAACCTTGGCTTGAGGTATTCCCCCGGCGGGCTTTATGAATACAGCCCTGATCCGATTAATCCGAACCCCAAGGGGGGTTGGCCGCCCCGTGAGGACTACATAAGGGATTTAAGCAAATTTCCTAAACAGAGGATAGTGCGGGATAAGATTCTAGAGCGGGAGCTAGTTACGGAAAAGGAGTACAAGGAAATGGGGGTGGAGTGGGATAAGGCAACTAAAGGGTTACCAGCTAGGGACGCAGAAGGTAACTCGTTGTGGGAGCTTGACAATACCCAGCAGCGCAATTTGACTCGAAGTAAGCTTTTCGGCAAAGATAATTACAAGGCTGAGTTAGAGAGAATAAACAACTTTATCCGTGCGAGACAGAAATGGGCTGAACTAAATATGCCCGAGCCGGGAAGTGAGGCTTATTACTCGCCTCCATCAAAGGAGCTATCGGGCAGGGATTACAATGAAGTAATGGAGAAGGCTGAACCAAGGCGTCCCGGAAGATGGAGGGTAAAACCAAAATGAGATTCTTTAAGTTTATTAAGATTGCTTGGCGTCTATCTAGTACACTCCCTTGGGTGGAAGACCCCGGTTGGGACACTTCAGACGCAAATGCGCTGAGACAATTCCTGTCAGGGACAGCGGGGACAAAGCTCAGGGCTGTGTTATTGAACATGGTTTTACGGCAAAACTCCCACGTAGTTATGCAGTGCGATAAAAAGAACTTGCAAATAGAGGCTGGATATGCCAATGGGATGAGAACGACAGTGCATACACTTGAGGCTCTGGCGAAGGATGTTGAGCCTATTGAAGAATTTACAACGGACGCATTTGATGTCGAGCGTACGTTGAGTTAAGACATCACAGCACGGTCTGCCCGATGAATGCGGGGGCAGGACGAGGACAGCATTCAAAAATAAAGGAGTGTTTGATGGCAGAGGAAACTGGCGATATAACCGCCGACCAACTGTTGGCCGCTGCACAGGAGTATGATGCTTCTGTTGAGGCGGGGGAACAACCGGAAGTAGAGATACTTCCAGAACCTGAACCGGAAACGGAGGAGACTCCACCGGGGTTACAACAAGAGGAAGTCGAGGAACCGCCTCCTCCAGATCAAGATGCTCAGAACAGTAGTTCATTGACAGAAGCGCAGCCTGAAGAGGTTGCCGACGAGAAGAAGCAGAGCAAGTATGCCAAGAATCAGGCTCGCTTGGGAAAGGCTTGGACTGGTGTAAACGAGGCCAAGGAACAGAACAAGCAGGATGCTGCTCTTTTGCAGAAGCAGGTGCAGGAGTTGGAAATCCAACGCCAGCAACTAGCTGCACAGAGCGGGTATCGGGATGATAAAGGGTTTACTGCCGAGGATTATGAGGATGCGGCTGTTAGGCTTGACAATGAGGGAGATACTGGGTTGGCAGAGGACGCCCGCGCTAAAGCTGGAGAGCTTAAAGAGGCGAGCGAACAAGCCAAGATCAACTCCTTCAAGGCCGAGCGCGATCAGGCTTGGGAAGTGAAGCGTCAAGAATTGATGACGAACAACCCGGACTTGAGAGACAACAACAAACCCATAACCCAGAAGGCGATGTCTCTGCTACAGCAATTTCCGTCACTGACTTCCGGCCCTGATGGGTTGGACTTGTCAGTACAGATGGCAAAGCTGTCCTTGGAGTCGGGCAACACTAAGGATGCTGCTTCCAAGTTTGATGAGTTACAGAAAAAATACAATAAACTGGAAAAGAAAACGTCGGTACAAGGCGGATTCACAGCGGAGAAATTGGATGGAGCAAGAAGTTTTGAGGATATGGACATGGAGTCACAGGAGAAATACCTTATTGACGCCGCCATGCACCTTGATAACGAGATGTAATCCGGTTTCATAGTTGTGGTCAGTCTGGATACTGATGGAAGGAATAATTAGTTATGGCAACAAATACCACTACTACATTATCTGGCCAGTATCAAAATTATTTCAGTAAGAAATTACTGACCTACGCTGTACAAGCACTGGTACTGGATCAGTTCGGCTCTAAGACTCCGCTTCCACCGAAGTCGGGTCAT